AAATTCAGCTGGATTTCGTTAATTGATTTTGCTGGTTTAATGTAAATATCCCCAACAAATTGGTTATTATCAATGATTTCTGATGTATTATTAGTTTCATCAGCAACAACACGGAAGTCAATAATACCACGACGTCCCATAATATCACGAAGATATGGAACAACTAGATTTCTGAACTGTGTGCGTGTGAAAGCATCGTTGAACTCAAATAGCAGACCCTTCTGAGCTGTTGCAATAGCTTTTTCAAGAACAATGAACAGACGTCTAACATTAATTCTATCGAAAGCAGAAGTCTTATCCAGAAGTGTTTTGTCACCAAATAGGATTGGTCCAGAATTACCTTGAGTGATAATTGGATTAATGCTATTTTTATACATTAAGTCACGAAGAGATTTATCTGGATTGAACGCTAGCTTGTACACATTCTTGATACCACCACGATTGTAACCAGCTGGTGAATACCAAGGATCTCTATCTGAGTCTGTGCGAGCAAATGTACCAGCAACGTCACCATTTAGAGGTACCCAACGATATACATCGTTGTAGCGATCGTATTGTTGCTTATAATTACCATCAAGGAAAGCATAAGAAGTAGATCTTAGGGATTGTCTGAATTGAATCAACGAATCAACTTCATTGTAAGGGTTATTTACCACATCTGCACGATCAGGTGAAATAACTACAACACAATCTTTACGGACTTCAGCAATATTGTCGATGATATAGTTTGCAAGACCTTCACCATTAACACCACCAATTGCCTTACCTGCAAGGATAACAGAGATGTCAACGTTTTCAGCAGACTTATACTGATCGTATGCAGAAGCAAGAGCAGAAAGGGAAATAGCGCTTTCACTTACTGAGTCATATCCATTTGTGAATGATACAGTATATGGAAGTGTTGAGATACCTGTAATATTTACAGCTGTGTTTGTAACCATGCCAGGACGGTTAGCACCAGCCCAAACATATGACGAAGAGTTGTTGAGAACATCTTTATAGAAAATGCTTCCACCTTGTTCACCACGAGCGTCAGTTGCACGAGAAACACCTTCCCAGATTTCTAGGATTGAACCAGGAGTACCTGTGAATTGTCCATCTTCATCTGCAATAACAATGTGAAGTTCATCACCAACACCACCACGAGCAGCAACATAATTTGATGTGCCAGGAGCTAGATCAACAGAGTTGAAATATTCCCAGTTTCTTGGTAGAGTTGTTTGAGCAACGTTCGCAGATAGAGAATATCTGTTGGAAAGACCCAATGTAAGAGTTGCAACAGCACCGTTTGTTGATACAGCACCGATAGAAGTAACCTTCATATACTGCTTACCAATTGTTGTGTTACCAGCAGTAACAATATCACCAACTGTTAGAGCATTAGCAATAGCTGTTGCTTCTGTATTAGCGTTTGTTGTATTGGCACCTGTAACAGCTAGAGTAGCTACATTCGAGTTAACAACAAAGGTAGCAACAAGGTTTGCAGAATTACCTGTTAGTGTTGAATAGAATGCTTGAGCCGAGTCACAAACGGAAATCTTTAGTGAATTCCCCATATCACCAGCATATTTTGCGTAGAAATAACCGTTAGAGTTAAGAGTAGCAGACTTCTGAGTGTAGTCAACTGAGTTCTTAATCTGTGTATTTGCAATAGCTCCATTACCTGCGGAAGCATTAAACGTGTTACCATCTGCAGCTCTTGTAACATATAGAGAAGAAGAATAGTCAAGATAGTTCGAGGCCACAAACCATGTTTCAAAGTTATTTGAAGTTGGTTTGCCGAACTGAGCTACTAGGCTTTGTTGTGATGTAACGAATTGACGATCTTCAATAGGACCCCATTTAAATACTCCACCAACAGCACCAACTGTTTGGGAAACATTTGAAATGTATCCAGAAAGATCAAATTCGCGTACAGTAATTGCTGGGCTAACTGAAAATGACATTTTTTAAATTCTCCTTTTAACATTTTATTGATATTTATGAAAATGCCCGTTTTCATAATTGAGACCAAAATGTTAAAAGAAGTTTGTCATTACACCCCAGTTGTCGTCAACAAGCGACCAACCCTTATCTACGTCAGATTCAGTACCATTGACAACCACCCCAAACGGAAGCAAATATGTATTGTAGTCTTCATCTGTTCGCTCTTTCAGGTGTTGTTGGATGCTTTGGTTATTAACTTGATCAATAAACCCTACGCTACACAGCCAAGCAAAGAAAACAAGGCACATTACCATATCATCATGTTTTCCAGGTTCAGCTTCCCAAGACTTCCCTTTTGCACTGAATACGTTGAGCTCTTCAATTGTGTATCGATCCGTTGTCACAAGTTTATTTTGCTCAATTAGTAGCTTTAACATCATACAACCAATAGACTTTGATGTCGAAGTGGTCTTTAAACCTCTTTCAGAGTCATTACCATAAGACACTTGACGTCCTGCTCTTCCATTTGATTTGGTGCATATCAAATTCGATTCTACTTCCCAAAGCAAGTCAGCCACCTGTTGACCCAAATCATTCAACTCAACTAACACATAAGCATTGTTGTAAAATGTTGCAAATCGATGTACAATTGTAGAGAAGTCGGTAGGTGTTATTAGATTGTTTCTGTAGGTGACAACAACCTTATATGGTACTGTTGTCACATCAACCAATTGGAAGGCTGAATAGTCAAGACCCTTACCTCGAGAAGTATCGACAGTCATAACATATTGTCTGTCTGTCTTTCTCTCCTCATATAGGGAAATGTGTTGATCAAGATTGAGAGGGTTAGTAGGTATCATCAACTGAAGAGCTGAACCTGCTATCAATGTTCCAGAAGAACCAATGAACATTAGGTTATATTCTTGGTCAAACTTTAATAGATTGTTATTAAGAGCTTTGATAGCCTTCTCTTTCCACGCATCATCTCTTCCTGGAACTCTGTACCACGGAACTTCAACAAGACCAAAACCGTTTGTTCCATTTCTGGCAGCTTCGACGTAGTAATAGAAATGATTCAAGCCATTTGGTGTGCTTGTGAAGATCATTTTAGTTGTTTCACCTGATGAAAGGGTAGGGAGAACTGATGCAGAGAATTCTTCCCAATTTTCAACGAAAGCGTGTTCGTCAATATACAAAAGAAAAACGGTTTTACCACGAATGTTATCAGAAGACGATGCTTCTGCCATAATCACAGAACCGTTTTCAAATTCAATTGAACCCTTATTCCACTCTTTAATACCACCCTTGAGCCAATCTGGCAACCACTCATAAGCAGTTTTTACACGCTTGAGAATTTCTCTAGCAGTTGCACCTTTGTTGGCAAGAATAGCAATCAGTTTATTATCATTGAACAGTGCTGTATGCAGAAGGATAACAGTTGCAAAACTGGTTTTACCACACTGGCGTGAAGCACACATGATCATGCTATTATGAGTTTGAAAAATCTCAATGGCTTCACGTTGATAATCATACAACTCGAAAGGTATAAGCCCTCTATCCACGTGAACAATCTTGAAATATTTTGTGGCAAAGTATATGGGGTCACGTTCACATTTATCTAGTTCAGCCATAGTCTCAATACTGAACTGCTTCTTAGCCCCTGCTTTTGGCAGGTTGCTATTACGCATGTAGCGATCATTAAAATCAACCATTATTCTTTATTCCCTTTTCTGATCAATTCAAGAGCTTCTGATGTGCTACCAACGAAAAGGTTATTATTGATTGTTTGATTATCTTCGACCATCTTTTGGTCTGTTTTTCCAGTATTGATATCGTGACGAGCTTTAGCTATGTCGACAAGAGCTTTGTTAGCATCTAACAATACCTTCGTTAGAACAGAATACTCTCGATACGCTTTTGGGTCCTGAGATGCAGATGATATAGATTTCAATTCTCTTAGAGCATCATCTCCTAGAGTTATGAGTGTCTGTACATTGGTTCTGGCTTCATCTAAATCGTCCTTCACACTGTCACTAACTGTTTTGTCAACTGGAACAAGTTCAATGGGATTCTTCTTTATAGGAGCTAAATCCATCTTTTCATATATTGGGTCTGTCATATTATATCCTCTGTTTTTATTATTTATAAAAAGTCAACACGCGATCAATAAAAACAGTAAGTTAGAACCGAATTACGGATTTTCATTTGTATCATAAATAAATCCATAATCATCATCCTTATTAATCAAGTGATAATCGATAGATTCTGACACATTTGCAGTAGGTTGACTATTAGATGTCAAACCAGGTTGCAGAGTCATTATCAAGTCTTTGTTCTGCATTTCAGGGTCTGAATATACATTTGTTGTAACAAATTTGATTAGTTTCGAGTCAGTTACAGGACCAAACAAATAATAATTCATTGTAAACTGTAGGGTCCATATCACTGCTCTACGTGTTATAAAGTCGCCATCGTAGGAGTCTTGCATATTAATTGTATTTAATACTAGTGGTATATCAAAAGTATCTGGAATATTCTCAAGTAGTTGAGCTCTAATAGCTAACTTAGGATTAAAAAATGGTATGATCTGTTCAACAATTTTCAGTGAGTCTTCCATATTCTTTGCCATAATATTAAGTTCAAAAGTTAATATATATGGAACCATATAGTATTGGTGTGTGCCAGATTTGATAATATTATTGACAGATGTCACACGAGTTATATCGCGGCCCTGATTGATAATCTCGAACGTCATTCTTGGTAGAATGATATTACTATCACGAGCTCCCTTAGGATCAGCTTGTATTCTTGCAAGTTCTTTTTGAATAGGAGCATAAGATATAGGTACATTAACTGTCTGAGCTGTCACACCATCTGCAGATTCTCTTTTAATTTTAATATTGTTGAATCTACTTCCAAAGATTTGGACAGCTTTTTTAAAACTGGCATGATAGAAATAATCAGATGTTGTCATTATGTCCTCTTATGTTTATGATATTTATGAATAGGATTTTACAATGAAGTTTGTTACAGACGGTAGACGACATCTGGTTTGTATACCATATAGCATTGAGAATTTGCACATGATGGCCAACCAACTTGATATCAAGAGAATTTGGTTTCATAGAAATCACTACGATATTCCCAAAAGAAGACAACACGAGATAGAAAATACTTGTGTTTTTGTACGTCCTCAAGATATTGTTCGCATAATCAATGGAGAGCTGACGGCATTACCTTAAAAACCGTCAGTAAATGGGTTTGTTTCAGAGAAATCTAGCATTGTATTAGCCTTTGCTTCAAAAATGCTACTTTGATCAAATGGATCATTGGCAATATCGTTTTTAGCATTATATTTGTCGTCAATATATGGAAGACCTGTAGCAAATAGATCGCCAGTTGATTCATATAGTTCTAGATTGATCTCGTATGTCTGCAACTTACCAAGTGTATAAAATGGTAGAGCTGTTTCAACATAATTGACTTGAAAGCAAGCATCTATCATTGGAACATACACAAGATCGCCCTCAAGGGGACGATCTGCTCCTGTGAATGGTTTAATAAAGTCGTTGAAGCTTCTCTTTGACACAACCAGAGTGATCTGATCTTTGACCTGAGCATCAAATTTACCCATAAAAGCACCCATACCTTCAAAAGAAGCAGAACTTTTTATGTAGAATTCGACTGAAAGAGCTATTTCATATTTGTTGTATTCATATTCATTAAGAGTGGTATCTTTGTTTATGCCAGTTCTTGGCATATAATACATCTCGTGAGCGTACATACGGATTGATTCAACAATCAAATCCTCAATTAGATTTTGTTCGTTTGTTGCTTGAAAATTATTGAAATATGGATTTGTAGGCATTACATTACCAGATCAAGAGGAGGAATGCTATAGTTGTCTCTATATGTGCTTTCAATCTCTTGAATTTCAGCCACGGCATCAGAATATATTTCACGTCCATTCATTGTTACTCCACCAGGAAGTTGAATACCTTCAAACTTACTTAGGTTCTGACCCCATACCTTTTTCACAAGAGCAGCTGTGTGACGTTGAAGAATACGCTCACTCCATACATCGGTATCTGTTGTAGGATTAATTGCTGTAAAGCATTCGATGATGATGTAGTCACCGACAACGAGTTTATTTTTATTGCAGTCAAGATAAAGCTTGTCATTCACTCTATTATATCGGATAGGAAACTGTCCTGTGAACAGTTCAGCAATCTGAGCGAATTGATAACGCATCATAAAGTATGGCACAAGATCTAGATTTGACATATCTGGAAGCATGGATAGTGTCATCTGATATTGAGGAGAGAATATGTCTGATGATGAACCTGTATTGCTTCCAATGGGAAATACTCGTTTTACACCAATAATATTTTCGTCCATAACAATATAATCGTTCGTAATGTCTGCATCAACAAGCTGATGTTTAATATATGTGGCATTAGATCCAGCATAATGATAGTCAATAAAATACGAAAGAGCATACTCGATTGAGTCTTCAACTTGTTCGTTGCTAACGTTAATATTGATCACAGGTTTACCAAGTGATCTCAAAACATATTCTTTAAATTCTGTTCTTGTTGATGGCTTATGAATTGACATTTATGAAATCCTTTTAACTATTTATAACCATTGAGAACCATTCCACATTCTTGTGCGAGCTGTGATCCAACGAGTTCCATCCCACCACTTGATTGGGACTCTAACCCACTGAGAACCATTCCATCTATAGCAATTCGATATTGTTCTATATCCAGATGCGTGAACGTTGTCATTAGCTTCTGTCTTGTCCAAATATCCATGATTGATGATATTTGCCTTTGATGTGAAAGTGTCATCATTCTGGTTAAAGTTAGCATAGCCACGAATTGTAATATTGGCAGTAGCAAATGTTGTGTAATCACCAGCTTCAACAAGCTCCAATGTACCATGAATCGAACTTGTTACAGTTGATTGTAGAGTATCACTGATTTCTGTAGTATCAACAACAGCGTGAATATTATCAAGAATCAAACTTGTTAGAG